ATCGACTGTCAGCACATCATTCACCAGGCCAGCGGATACGACGGCCTACGCAGCTGGCGACGCGGTGAGCAACGCGACCAGCTCCCCGGCGATCCTGCAATTCCCAGGCGCTGCGCGCGCGGCTGGCGGCAGTGGGTTGATCCTGTCGGCGCGGCACATCAAGAACAACACGACGGCTGCCAGCTTCCGGCTGTGGCTGTATCGAGAGACGGCGGCTGCAGTGAACGACAACGGGCCGTTTTCACTTCTGTGGGCGAACCGCTCCAACCGGATTGGGTTCATCGATTTTGCGCACACCACAGGCGGCACCGGCAGCGACAGCAGCAGCAGCCTGGTGACGTTCGCCAACCTGCCATTTTCCCTGGTCGGCACTGCGCTGTTTGGCCAGTTGACGACGACGGCAGGCTACACGCCGGCCAGCGGTGAGCAGCACTTCATCGAACTCTCCATCGCGCAGAACTGAGCATGAGCTTCCCTCTTCTTACACGTCGAGCAGCACTGCTATCTCCGCCATGGGTGCGGAACGAGCTGTGGCAGCGTGCGCGTGCGATGCCCTCGCTGGATCTGCGGTTTGCCGAGAGCAAGAGCCTGATTGATGCGGTGAGCGGTCGGCAGCTGGTGACATTCACCCGCGCCAGCATTGGCCTGGGCATCGGCAGCGATGGGCTGACCAAGACTGCGGCAGTGAACGAGCCACGGTTCACGCATGACCCGGTGACGGGTGAGAGCTTGGGGCTGCTGGTGGAGGAGCAGAGGACGAATCTTCTGGTTCAGAGCGAGGAGTTTGAAACAACATGGGGCAGCACTGGTTTGTCTGCTCGGAACTCTAATCAAGAAGTTTCCCCTAATGGAACACTAACTGCTGATGTAATTGTTGAAACGTCAGATGCTACAGCGACAGTTCATGCCGTACAGCAGGGCGTCAGCGTTGACAGCGGTGTGTCTTATGCAGCGTCTGTCTATGCCAAGCAAGGAAGCCGCCAAGGGGTTGCGATCCTGCTTGGGGCGTCTGGGTTTGGATCTAACCTATCTGCTCGGTTTGATCTATCGACGGGAGCGGTTGCTGCATCTTCCCCTGGTGTGACTGCTTCGATTATCCCTGCCGGAAATGGATTTTACAGGTGCGTTGCCGTTGCTACAGCAACCGCTACTGCAGCAACTTTTCTACAAATTAGAATAGCGACTAATGCAGCAGAGTTTTACGTTGGTAACGGAACCGGAAGCATCACCCTGTGGGGCGCCCAACTAGAAGAAGGCGACTTTGCCACTAGCTACATCCCCACCACGACTGCAACCGCAACCCGCAGTGCTGATGTGGTGAGCATCGGGGGGGTGAACTTCAGCAGCTGGTATCGGCAGGATGAGGGGACGCTGCTGATTGATTCGGCTATTGATTACAGCGTGCCAGCAGACAGATTTCCGCTTATGGCATCATTCAGCGATGGATCATCTAACAATCGAATTGATGCCGGATTCTTAACTGCGTCTTCAGCTGGGCATGAAGTGCTAGCTAGTGGCGCGTCTCAAGTTGCACTGTATCCGCCCACTGCTTCTCTAAGGCGCCGACTGGCAATAACGTATCGCGCCAATGATTTTGCTGCTTGCGTCAATGGAAGCTCGGTAAGCACAGACATAGCGGGCGCCGTTCCGGTTGTGGACAGGTTGCGAATTGGCGATCGCTTCGCCTCTGGCACGAGCATTCTTAACGGCACCATCCGCCGCCTCACCTACTGGCCCCGCCGCCTCGACAACAACACCCTGCAGGAGCTGACACGATGACCCACTATCTGCGGTTCCCTTCTCAATCCACCGGCATGGCTGCCCTGGCCGCTGCTGGGTTCATCGCCACCGATGAATCCGGCGCCAGTGTTGTCATCACCGCCAGTCACACCCATGCGCTCGACGTGATCGGCACCATCACCACCGGCGGGCAGTACAACGCCACGACCGGCGCAGTGATCACGCCACCCACCACCCTCGCCGGTTGGCATGTGAACTACATCGGCGCGTTGCCTGCTGGCAGGCGGCATGACCCACCCACGCACCCAGCTGCGCGCTGAGTTCGTCACTCAGCTGCTCAACGCCACGGCCGCAGCAGATCGGGTTCACAGCGGCCGGCTGATGCCGATCGAGGAGCCCCTGCTCCCCGCGATCGTCATCCACACGCGCGACGCTGAAGAAGTCCAGGAGCGCAGCCCCTCCGGCTGGAACGGATTCGAGCGCCGCCGCTGCATCGTCTCTGTGATCTGCATCGCGCAGAGCTTCGATGATATCGACGCGGAGCTCGACACCATGGCCGACCAGGTGGAAGCTGCGCTGCAGAGCTGGACCATCCCTGGTTTCGAGTCGAGCGATGCGCTCTATCTCGACACCAAGAGCGACGACCCGGAATTTGATGGCGCCCTGACCACCGGCGCCACGACGTTGCGCTACGAGGTCATCTACCGCAAGGCCTACCGCGACTGCAGCAACCCCTACGTCGAAGCTGGCGGCGCCCTGGAGCGCAGCGGCGCCTATCCTGGTGGCCAGGTCACGCCGGGCTGCCCGGCTGGCAATACCGGCGAAGCCTGCCCCATTGGTGAGGCCCAGCTGTTCGCACAAGAGGAGCCGATCAACTGATGGCCACCCCACGCAAGCGCGCCCGCACCGTCGCCGGCCAGTTCCAAGGCGACGACCCGGCGACACCGGAGATCAACGAGGCCTTCGCGCAAGACCTGCCGGTGAGCATCGACACCCTGGCCGCCTTCATGGCGATCGAGCAGCCGGACCGCGAGCGGCTCGGCCTCGCCCTCAACCTGGCCACGGATGCTGCCCTGGCGGTGACCGGCCGGCCCGTGGGCGACACTGCCCCCCATGGCATCCGCCACGGCGTCCACATGCTCGCCGCGCAGCTGCTCATCAAGGATCAGCTCGAGGCCGCCCCCCAGGGCGCCGAGATCCCGGGCGTGATCCGCTACCTGTGGAAGGCTGCTGATGCTGGGCGTTAACCGCAGCGACCAGACCACCAGCGGCGTCGGCTCGGCGGAGAGCACCGACCACGCGCGGCGGCTGAGCAACGTGGCCCGCTACGGCACGGTGGCTGAAGCTGATTACACCGGCGCAACAGCGGGGTTCCCCGCGATCCGCGTTCAGCTCCAGGACGGCGAGATCCTCTCCGACTGGGTGCCATGGTTCTCCCCGCGCGCGGGCGGCGATCGTGTGTGGGATCCGCCCGAGGTCGGCGAGGTGGTGATGCTGCTGGCACCCTCCGGCGAGCTGGCCAACGGCGTCGCCATCCCGGGCCTGTTCTCTGACGGCAACTCCAACGGTGACCGGGCCGGCCTGCACCGGCGAACCTACGCCGATGGCACGGTGATCGAGTACGACCGGCAGGCGCACAGGCTGACGATCGACGCGACCGCAGCCAGCGGCCAGGTCGTGGTGAAGGGCCAGGCAGTGCAGGTTGAAGCCGCAGGCGCTGTGACGATCAAAGGCGCCACCATCAACCTGAACCCCTGAGCCATGTCCGACATCATCCGCATCGGCGACCCGGGCAGCCACGGCGGCAGCGTCACCACCGGCTCACCCAACACCTTTGCCAACGGCATCAAGGTGGCGCGCGTGGGTGACACCTACAGCTGCCCGATCCACGGGCCCAACCCGATCGTCACCGGCAGCCCCGACACCTTCGCCAATGGCCAGGCTGTTGCCAGAGTGGGAGACACGACCGCCTGCGGCCCTGATGTGGAGGTGAACTGATGGCCGGCATGAGCCGCACAACAGGCGAAGCGCTCGGCGGCTTCGATCATCTCCGCCAATCGATCCAGGACATCCTGACCACACCGATCGGCACGCGCATCCATCGCCGCGACTACGGCAGCCGCATCCCCCGCCTGGTGGATCGACCGATCAACAACAGCCTGATCGCTGAGCTGGTAGCCGCCACCGCCGAAGCGCTGGAGAGGTGGGAGCCGCGGCTGAAGCTGGAGCAAGTGAAGATCGACAGCGTGACTGCCGAGGGGCAGATCAGCCTTAGCCTGGTTGGGTACTACCTGCTCAACGGGCAGCGTGTTGAAATCGAGGGGCTGGTGGTCTGATGGCAACGCTCGATTTCAGCGCGATTCCAGCACCAGAGATCATCGAGGAGCTCGACTTCGAGACGATCCTCGCGGAGATGATCGCCGACCTGCAGGCGCGTGACCCGTCCTACACCGAAATCCTGGAGTCGGATCCGGGGGTGAAGATCCTCGAGGTGGCCGCGGCTCGTGAGCTGATCATCCGCCAGCGGATCAACGATGCGCTCAAGGCGACGTTGCTGCGCTACGCAGAAGGCGGCGACCTGGACAACCTGGCAGCGTTCTATGGCGTCACCCGGCTGGCAGCCGAGGCCGATGCGGCACTGCGCGCGCGGGTGATCGAACGCATCATGGGCAGCAGCACCGCCGGCGGCGCCGCCTGGTATCGGTACCAAGCGTTGAGCGCGAGCGAGCTGGTGAAGGATGCAGCGGTCAGCTCCCCCGCCCCGGGTGAGGTGCTGGTCAGCATCCTGTCGACGGCCGGCAATGGCACGGCGAGCAGCGCTCTGATCGAAGCGGTCGATGACGTGCTGCAGAGCGACAGCGTGCGGGTGATCACCGACGTGGTGACCGTTGCTGGCGCGACGATCACCACGGTGCCGGTGACGGCCCAGGTCTACCTCTA